CTTTGTAAATATTAATCCACCCCTCTTTTTTCACGGGAGACATGAAAAGATCATACGGATTGTCCTTTCCATATTTATAAAATTTACCACGAGAGGTGCATACTATAAAACTTTCGTGGTCGCCCTCGTCGACCAATGCCAGTATCGAATATCCATCCATACTCTTCCTGTCATGGCATAAAATTCTAACGGCTCTTCCGTCTCTCGTGCATACAGGATGCCCGGCTTTAGCTAATTCAATATCAAATTGTTTCATAATTAATTGATTTATTTCTTCCCGAACAATATATCATAGCATACCCATGTTAAAGCGCACAATGATGTAATAATTATTACACCTTGCCATACTTGACTAATCTTGATCAAATAGCCCATTAATGCTACCGTGAAAAAAAGCCCCATAACGACGAGGAAAGACACGATAATTTTTGCAATTTTATTCTTCATATATTTCGATTTAGTAATTAATTTACTTTTATTTTGGTCACCTTATTTGTAAGGTGACCAGATTATTAAATTTTGCTCCCGACATCAATGTCGTCAGCAACTTTAATCATCTTCCCTTGTAAATATTACCCTCAAGCAATAGTACACGAATGTTGCCACGCATAGAGCCGTGATCGGGTACTCGTTGAGAAGGT